CTCATCGGGCTTTCTCCGGTGCGCCCGTAGTCGCTTTACAGTTCAGCAGTTATCTGGCATGAGCGTGCGGCATGCCCGACCAACTTTCAGAGTTCATTCACAAGGCTGACAGCATTGTGAATCCGCCGGACTCGCCCGCGCCCGACGCGATTGAGGCGTCCGTGCCGAAGGTCCCGTTTCAGACCGCGCTTAAGCTCACCGCCGACCAAGAGAAGCGCATGATTGAGCATGCGTTCATGCGCCTCGGCCAGATGGACGCGGATACGGGCCGGAGCCAGTGCCTTGCTCCCACGTGGTGGCAGAACCAGACGGCGATGGTGAATGCGTTCCTCGCGTCGCAGGGCCTTCAGGCGGCGGATACGTGGATGGGCAAGCGCGCCCGCTACGACGCCACCTTTCTGAACGACGTATCGTGGCGTCCGTTCACCTTTGGGCCGGACAGCATCTTCCAGTCATCGAATCTCGCCACGCCCATCGTGCGCCGCGTGTGCCGCCAGATGATTGCCCGCGCCAAGAATCAGTTCTTCGGCAGCGACGAGTGGTTCAGCGTGAGCCCGGCCCCGGTGCCGGAGTTTGATGAGGTGAATGACGCCGAGCGCGTGGAGCGCATTGATCGGTTCTGTCAGTTCAAGCTCCGCGAATCCGACTCGAAAGAGGACAAGGGCCGCGCCATTTCGCGTGCGCTGATCCTTGGCGAATGCGTCGTCAAGACGAGCTACGTCGTGCGCGACCAAATGTTCAACGTAGAGGCCCGCGTGCTGCACTCCACTGATGGCCAGCCGGTCCGCGCGCAGGACGGAAACTTCATCACCGAGGACGACCGCTTCGATGACATCGTGGACGGCATGGGCACGCCGAAGCGCGTGCTTGCCCGCGATCAGATCACCGAGGAGCCGCTTGCGCCCATCTGGCAGAATATCCCGCTGGACCGCCGGCAGGTGTTGTTCGAGGGCGCGAAGTCGGAGGTGATTTACTACAAGGATTTCCTCGCCCCGCTCACCGCGGAGAACCTTCAGGAGGCGGATTGCATCTGCCACCTCTACGACAAGCCAGTGATGGCGTTCGTGGACTTGGTGGTGAAGCGCGGCATGGTGGGCGACAACGCACCGGAGCGCATGGAAGCAGCACGGAAGATGATGAGCCTCGTGCGGGCGCTGGCCACGAACTCGTCCCAGCCCAAGGCGGCGGTGAACCAGGAGCTTCGTCCCAACGACCACTTCGCTGCACCGCCGTCCGTCGAGACTGGCGGACCCGTGGCGGAGTTCGCCGAGTTCTGTATGTGGTACGACGCAAATGGCGACGGCGTGGCCGAGAATATCATGCTCATCTGCGACCGGCAGACGCGCGCCCCGATTTTCTACGACCACGTGGCCAACGTCACGACTGATGGACTGCGCCCGTTCGAGGTGGTGCGCATCAACCCGGTTGAGGGCCGGTGGTATGGGCTGGGCATCATGGAGCTGTTTGACTCGTACCAGTGCCAGATTGACTTGCTCGTGAACCGCTGGAACTTCAGCCAGTCGCGCGCGGGCCGCGTGGACCTCTGGACGCCGACGAACACGCTGGAGGGCGACCGCGATCCGAATCTGAAAATGAACTGGGGCGGCTCGTACACGAAGAAGGCCGGCATGAAGAAGGAGGACGTGCTGGAGTCGGTCTATCTCACGGACATCAAGTTCGATCAGATTCAGACGATGTTTCAGTTCTTCCTCCAGCTCCTCATGAACGAGAGCGGAGTCAGCAGCGCAAACGACGATCAGGCGGCGGGCATGCAGTCTGCGAAGCTCGCGACCGGAATCATCGAAGTGCAGCAGAGCGGTGACGAACTCTTCCGCCCCATCATCGACGACCTGAAGCCGTGCCTCGAAAGGATTGTCACGCGCGAGATTGACGTGGTGCTCTCGAACATGAATCCGCAGGAGGTGTTCACGTATCTGGAGGGGGATTGCATGGGGGTGGATACGCTGACGCCCGACGACGTGCGCGGATTGAAGTTTAAGACGAAGATCGAGCTTTCCACGCTGAAGAACAATCAGCAGCTCCAGACGAGCGCACAGGCCGCGGCACTCGTGGAGAAGTTCTATATGCTGGACCCGATGGTGCAGCAGAAGGTGGCCGGGTTCTACCGCCAGCAGTTGCGCGTACTGGACCCGAAGGCGGATGCTGATGCGACGATTCAGCCGCTCGACCCGATGATGATGGGCATGGCTCCGGCGGCGGTCGGCTCCACGGCGAAGCTCGGCGACGGTGGCGCGGGTGGCAGCACACCCTTTCCGACGCAGCTCTCGCAGGCAGGCAATAAAAAGAGCGCCTAACTCAAAATCTCTCTTGACGAGAATATATCATGCGCTCAAGTTGGGCGCATGGACAACAAGAAGGTCGGGTTTTACTGCCAGTTGCCGAAGGCGACTGTGAAAGAAATCAAGCGGCGGGCGAATGCTGCTTCCGTGCCGCAGTGGGAGGTCGTCGCGGTTGCTATCGGAGGGGCGGGCCGTAAGGTTCGTGGGGCGAAGTGAACACACCCGACACACCGACGCCGAGGACGGATGAGGCTGAGTGCGAGAACTTCCCATCCACTGAGCCCATTGTTGCGGCCAAGAGAATGCGCAAACTCGAACGCGAGCTGACCGCCGCGAAGGAGGAGCTGGAGATCATGCGGGTTGCTTCGCTTGATAGTGGAACATTCTGGGCCGAGTGCCTTCGAGATGCTTTACGCGACAAGGACACTCAGCTTTCCGCACGAGATGCCGAACTCGCCCTCCTGCGCACCGAATCCCTAGAGCAAGCCCGACTCCTCGGCATGAGCGGCGAACGCGAGGCCGACCTGCGCGGCGAGATTGAGCGGTTGCGGCGACGGGTGGAGGCGGCGGATGGGTTGGCGGAGGCTGCCGAGGACGCGCTGCATCACACGATCAATACGCCAACATACCCGGACGGCCCGTGCATGAACAAGGAGTACCGCGACGACCTGCGCACAACCCTCTCCGCCTACCGCGCAACGGAGGGGAAGAAGCTCTAATACCATGGACACATATCAACCCCTCTATGACGCAGTACGAAGCCGCCTGTCCAACGGTGACATTGGCGCTGCCATTGAAACCGCGATGCGTGATGCCAACTTGGGGCACTATGCGATGCAGGCCGCTGAGACTATCCGGCAGGCGGTATCTGAGTACGAGCGCCCATGCGCGGTATTCCGCCCCAAGATTGCGCCGGACGGCAATGCGTGGATTGCACTTTACGGCGACAACCTGCAAGAAGGCGTGGCCGGATGTGGTGACTCCCCGGCAGAGGCCATGCGGGCATTTGACAATGCGTGGTACGCCAAGATGAGCGCAACGGAGGGGAAGAAGTGAGTGCGTGGCGGAAGTTCCTGAAGGTTACTCACCGCGTCACCGGCTGGAGTGGCTGGGTCTACGGTGCCGGGTTTGGCCGTAGTCCTTCACGGTGGCTCAACCCGTCGGTCCTGTACGTCGTATGGGACCACCGCAAGCCGGCCACCAGTCCACACCAACCTAGCGAGCTACTGATTCACGCATGAACCCCATGACCACACCACCCGTACCGCAGTGGGCCGTTGATGCGGCGAAGGCTATTGAGGTCGATCACCAATTTGGCCGAATGGAGCCAGAGCGCATCATGGACCGTGCCCGCATCATCGCCGCCCACGCGCCGCATGGCAATGAGGATGGGGCGAGGTTGGATTGGTTGGAGGAACACGCATGCGAGGAAGGCCGCACAATGGCCATGCCGCGCTATTCCTACAGAGTGAAGCAATGGAGCGGCGACCCCGGCCCCAACATCCGAAGCGCCATCGACATTGCCCGCAAAGACACCCGCGAACCAGCAATATGAAAACATCCGAACTGATCGCCTTGCTCGTAAAGCAACTGGCCGAGAACGGCGACAAGCTCGTTACCGGCGTCATTCCCGAATACGGAGAGTGGGAAGCTGAGGCCGTCCGGAACGATCCGAGGTCCGGCTCCTGCGTCATTCTCCTCCGGTGAACTCTAACACCATGACCACCCGCAAAAACACCCCCAAGAAACCCAAGGCGCGCAGGATGTACACCGATGCCGAATGGCAGAAAGGCGATGGCTTTATCGTGTGGAAAAAAGGAGGGCGCAGGCTCGTGTCAGCCCCCGTCGCCGTCCTCGACGTGTCGGACCCGGATGCGCTGATTGCATTTGTGGCCAAGGCTATCAACGACGACGAGAGGGCCTACGGGTGCGGCGCTTCCTGCGATGACCACGCCCGAGCCGCCCTCACCGCCCTTGGCGTCCTGCCGAAACGGAGGGGGAGTGAGCGCCATTCGTAACTTTATTGCCATTATTCTCGTCCTGATTGGCGGGGCCACACTGGGCGCATGGATAGCGTATCCAGTCGCGCCAGATTGGATGGGCATATGCGGCTACCTACTTTTTATGGCGGCTGTTTTTATAGCGCCAAACATTAGGCAATCCCCATGACCCGCCGCTTCGGAATCTACGCCAAGGTCACGCCGAAGCAGCCGAGGCTGGTGATATTCATCGGGCGGCACACATTCCATGCGAGAAACATCGACGAAATCCGGTACGCATTCGGCGC